GAAAAGGCTGATTTAATTACCCAAAGAATTCAAGAAACATTCTCAATCTTGGCAAAGGAGTTGGCTAACAAATAATGGCTACTTATACACTTCGCCCCAACGCTAACTGGAACAACGCCTCAGCCTTTACTATCTCAGGTGGCTCAGGCTCAGTTCATGCGGCGCTGGCTGATGATAGCGATGCTACTTTCATAACCCGCACAAGTACAACAGTTCCCGCTTCTTATGAATCTGAATTTGGCACTCAAAGTTTAGCGGCTACCGAAAGGGTGGCTTATGTCAATCTACGAGCAAGAGCAACTATTGGTACAACAGGAGCCATTGAGTTGAGCCTTGGTGTTATCACAGACAGGAATGGTCGTGAGGTTAGTTACTCAGTTCCTTTTACAAAAGCCAACACGCTTTCCATTACCACTCTTGACACCGCCCTAAAATTAACAAGCGCTCCAAATGGTCAGGCTTGGACACAAACTTTAATTGACAATCTTGTTGTCAAATTTACAGATAATGCAACTTCAAGCGGTGACCGCGCAACTTTAGTCGCGCTTTTTATTGATGTAGAAACTACTACACAACCGACTGTTACAGTTACTTCTCCTAGTGGGACAGTTTCCGATACAACATTTCCTTCGGTTAATTGGACTTATGCTGATGCTGACGGTGACCCGCAAAGCGCATACGAAATCAAAGTTTTTGATTCTGCAACTTTTAATGGCGCAAGTTTTAATCCTGAGACCTCAACTGCAACGGTAGAAACTGGGGTCGTGACTTCCACAAATGATGGTCAAACTCTTGAAGCCGACCTTGCCGATGGCACAACCTATCGCGCTTATGTCCAAGTTGCTCAATTACTTAATGGTTCTAATTATTTTAGTAACTACGCATATAGCGAATTTACTATTGATGTAGACGCTCCAGCCACACCTTCAATAACTGCTTTTTATGACACAACAGAAGGCGCGGTTACTCTTACAATTTTTGGGCGCACTAACTTTTTATCTACAAATCAATCATCCCTAGAGACAAATACTGCTGGATGGGAAGCAGTCTCAAACTGTTCCATTGCTCGCTCAACTTCCTATGCCTCAGTTGGGAGCGCTTCTCTTGAAGTAACGGCAACTTCCAGCGGAGATGCCACAGTCTCTACAACATTAGCAACTAAGTTCGCAGTTACCGCTAACCAAGAATTTTCAGGCATTGCCAACATCAGAGCGGGAAGCACAACTCGCTCGGTCTCAGTTGGTATCCGTTATTTGACCTCGGCTGGAGCAACTATCAGTACAACTTTTGGTACAGCCGTAAGCGCAACCAGTTCTGCTTTTGTTACTGCCAGCGGGTCAGTCCTTGCTCCACCAACCGCCACTCATGCTCAAGTTTTTGTAAAAATAACAAGCGCTGGTTCAGGTGAAGTTTTCTATGTAGACAAGATTGCCTTTCATGCAGGAGATGAACCTATTTTTAGCCGAGGTGGATTTAGCAATTTTTCATTTGATGTCGAGCGTTCAGATGATGGGGTTACTTATTCAGCGCTTAGAAATAGTCCTGTCTCGGCTGATAGTACGCAGATTGCTGAACTTGATGATTACGAAGTTCCACTTGACACAACAGTTACTTATCGTGCGAAAGCGAGGGCTGATATTTAATGGCAACCATATCTTCGGCATATACAACCACAGTCCCAATTCAAATTAGCAATCCTGGAAATTGGTCTTTTGTCGCCCCTGAGGACCCAACAATAAAAATTACTGATATAAATGTCACCCAACCCCTGAACTCAAGCATTGTAGAATCTTACGGAGTGTTCAAACCGCTCGGCGCAAACAAGACAGTAGTTGTCTCTCAATCTATTTACGGAGTCGATGGCACCTATGAGTTTATTACTCAAGGCGAAGATGAATGGGATGACCTTTATCCAGTCCTGACTTATCAAGGAACTCTCCATGTGCATGACCCGCTTGGACGACAAAAGTATGTGCGATTCGTAGATAGAAATTGGACAGAAACAGGCAACATTGATTCTTTAGTTCGTCGCGTAAAAGTTACTTACTTTGAAGTATCGGCTCCATAATGTATCCCGTTTCCGATGATTTTAAGGAAGCCGTTCGCAAAAGTCACTCAACCACAGTCAAGGTTGAAATCTACAATATGGCTAATCAACAAATTATTAGTGAAGCATCGCCGATAAGTGGCGAGGTAACTATTGACAATCGTAGGTCAATAAGGCGCGAATGTACTTTAGAGTTCGTCGATACCGATGGAACACTCGTACCAACCAATAACATATCATCAGTTCTTTTACCCTATAACCGCGAGGTTAAGATTTATCGAGGAGTTGTTTTTGCGGACGGAACTGAAGAATTAGTTCCGCTCGGGGTCTTTGTCATTACTAGCGTAGATGTAAGTGAATCTGCCCAAGGCATCAAAGTCTCTATCAAAGGTTCAGATAGAAGCCTTCTTCTTGCTCGGGCTAAGTTCACGAATCATGAGTTCTATATTGAGGATGCCACCGCTAAAGAAACAGCCATTGAACAGATTCTCAAATATAGATACCCACAAGTAAAAACAATTTTTCCTGCCACAAACCAAGTGACAACTTTGCTCTATCCAACTCTTGACCAAGGCTCTGACCCTTGGCGTGAAGCGCTTAAGATTGCGGAGTCCGCTTCCATGGATTTGTACTTTGATGAGAATGGGATTGCTCGTATGAGACCAATCCCCGACCCTGACAAGGGAACGCCCGTTGCTGAGTACACCGATGGTGATGATTCAGTCCTCATTCAAATGAATCGCTCATTGAGTATCGATGAGTCCTATAACGGAGTTATCTTTACAGGTGAAGGCACTAATCTAAGTATCGGTGTTATAGGTGAAGCCTTTGATGATAACCCTTCCTCGCCGACCTATCGAAAGACTTATGGTGAGGTGGTCAAGTTCATGAGTAGCCCGACAGTATTAACAGTTGCGGAGGCAACCGAGGCGGCACAAACTGAACTCAAGAAGGTTATTGGCTCGACTGAGAAAATTACATGGGACCAAATAGTGAATCCCGCTCACGATGTTTATGACCTAGTTAAAGTAACGCGCTCGCCAATCGGAGTTGATAAAGTGCTAACCTTGGATGCAATTTCAATTCCCCTTGCGGCGAATGGCACTATGAACGCTATCGGTAGAAGTCGGAGATTCTGATGGACTTGAGTTATCTAGTAGGTCAGATTAAAGGCACGGATACTTTTCCAACTCTTAGGCTCCGTCAGGCTTATGTCGTTGCAACTCATAACAGCCCAAAGACTATTGATATTCAAATAGCGGGAGATACAAATACTCTACCCTCAGTAAAATATCTACATAGTTATTCGCCACAAAGCGGGGACACAGTTTTCGTTCTTACCAATGGGGCTGATATTTTATGCCTTGGAGATATAGCAACCTAGGTTTAGAAACCATAGGTTATTATTTATACACCTACAATTAGGAGATAAAAATGAATAAGAAACAAAAAGCAATGCTCGCTTCATACGGACGGTCTTTTTTAGCGGCATCAACAACAGCCTTCATGATTACAGGCGGAGACATTCTTGCACTTGATGGAGATTCAGTTAAAGCAATTTTAGCGGCTGGTGTTTCAGCCGTACTTCCAGTCGCCATCAGAGCGGCTAATCCCAAAGACCCTGCGTTTGGCAAGATTGCCGATGGAGTTACCGAGGCAGTTGTCGGCAAACTTACAACCAAGAAAGCGCCGAAGAAAAAGTAATGTCATCACCTAAAGGCACCGCTGAACTCTTAATCGAAATAGCCACCGCTGAGATTGGCTATATCGAGCAGGCAGTTCCCGAGAATAAAACAAAGTACCAAAAAGCAAACCAACCTTGGTGCGGTGCCTTTGTAAATTGGTGTGGGAAAAAGGCTGGAGTCGAAATCCCTAATACCGTTTACACCCCTGCTGGAGCCAATGCTTTCAAAAAAATGAAGCGTTGGTTTGAAGGCGAAGATGCTCAACCTCAAGCGGGAGATATTGTTTATTTTGATTTCCCTGCCGACGGAATTGATAGAATTAGCCATGTTGGGATTGTTGTAAAAGATAATCTTGACGGCACAGTTACCTGTATCGAGGGCAATACCAGTCCAGATAAAAAAGGCAACCAACGCAACGGTGGCGAAGTCTGTCTCAAGATTCGCGCTTACAAGAAAAAGAATCGCAATAAGTTCAAACCCAACCTACCAGTTGCCATTGTTGGTTTTGGGCGCCCTAAGTTCGAAGCGCTTCATAAAACTGCTGATGAAGCAAAGGCTTCACAAAAATGAGCGAGGATGTAAAACCAAGTTTAGGAGAGATTATGCGTCGGCTTGACGATTTAACCATGGAAGTCAAGCAGATGAATCTCAATGTCAGCCAAACTTATCTTCGCAAAGATGTTTATGATTCTGATAGCGAGCGCTTTGCTCAAGCCATGGAACACATTACAGACCGTATCGAAAAAATGGAGAATCGCTCTGAATGGGTAGTTCGAACCGTGGGCGCTCTCATGATTGCCACGATTGTCGGTGCCTCGGTGTATGTTGGACAAATCATAGGGTTTTGAGGGCTTGACAACCTAACCCCCGTTTAGTACCCTCTCCCTTAACGAGAGGAGTCCACATGGACAAAGCATTACCAGTCGATGATTTTGAAATCATTGAAGAACCAGCCCGTGAGCCATTCGTTGTAGATGACGATTCAAAAGCAGATTGGGCGATGAGAAAACTTGCCTCTATCCGACGCAAGCAATCAGATAACCAAGCCATCTTTGACCGAGAAGTACAAAGGGTCACAGAATGGCTTCAGAAGGTCAATACAGCCCTCCAAAGAGATGCTGAATGGTTTGAGGCTAACCTACGCCCATACGCCCTTCAGGAGCGCTATAAAGACCGTAAAAGCATAGTTTTACCCCATGGCACCATCAAGACTGTTTCAGGTCGAGTCAAGTTCGATATTGAGGATGAGTCTAAGTTCCTTGAGTGGGCTGAGACCAATGCGCCTGAATTAGTCCGAGTCAAAAAAGAAATTGATAAAAAAGCCCTAGGTGCTTTGAATCAATCCGATGATAAAGTAATATCAACCCAAGGTGAAATTGTTCCAGCAATAAAAGTTATACCTGCTGAAGTTGCAGTTTCATTTGTAATATCCGAGTAGAGAGAGAAAAAATGGAAAATAAATTACCAATCGCTCAAGCATTGAGTGAGATTATGAAAGCAGTTGGAGCAATTTCCAAGAAAGATAAAAACACTTCGCAAGGTTTTAACTTCCGAGGAATTGATTCAGTTGTAAACGCTGTATCACCAGCACTTCAAAAGTTCGGCGTGGTAGTCGTTCCTTCAGTTGAAGAGTACGAATATCAAACAGTTGAGATAGGGCGGAACCGAACTGCTATGGGTCATGTCAAAGTCAAAGTAACTTACACATTCATCGGAGCAAACGGTGATGCTATTAAAGCGACAGTAGTTGGAGAGGCGATGGACGCAGGCGATAAGGCAACAGCCAAAGCCATGTCAGTTGCTTTCCGTACTGCCTTGCTTCAATCCTTAGCCCTACCAACCGATGAGGTAGACCCTGACGCAAGTTCGTATGAACGCTCAAGTGCTAATGATGTTTTAGCGCCTTCAGCAATTCTCATCAAGATTGAACAGGCAACCACGATTGAATCACTATCAGAAATCGGTCAGTACATCACTACGAACAAGGACGCCTACCCCGTTGGACTTATTAACCAATTCCGTGCCAAGTTTAAAGAGCAACAAACAAAATTGAACCCACCAAAATTGGAAGAGGAATCCGATGAAGTCAGCGTTACTGAACCAGCCCGAGTTACCGTATAACGGAACTTCGGGACACAGCGGGACAGATACTTCAAGAGAGCGAGCGCTTAACGCAGATAGGTCAGGTAAGACCGCTTTGCGTCAAGCGCAAGCACTCAACCTTCTTGCTCAAAGAAAATTGTTTGGCATGACATGGAAAGAATTATCTGAGATAACAGGACTTCACCACGGAACGGCTTCGGGTGTATTGTCCGTACTCCATAAAGCAGGTCGCATTGCGAGATTAAAAGAAACCCGAAAGGGTTGTAAAGTTTATGTAGATGTGGCTTGTATTCAAGGTGGAGTAGTTGAAAGACAAGGGCGAAAGAAAAATTGCCCTCATTGCGGAGGAGATTTGTGAGCATCAGGTGGATTACGAAAGTTTGGGCAGACTCCCCTTATGATGGAACCAAACTTTTAATCCATCTTGCGCTCGCAGATATTTCTCATGATGATGGTCGATTCTTTGCGTCTCAATCTAATCTTGCTTCCAAGGGTAGATGCTCTGTTGAGTATGTCCGAAAGGTCATCAACGAGATGATTGCCGATGGTCACTTGAAGATTATTACTAAGGGAAACTCCCGAGGGAACGCAACTGTGTATCAGTTGATATGGAAGAAACTCCCCAACTCAGTAGGGGAGGAACAAAGTTTAGGAGGGGTAGAACTCCCCAACTCAGATACCCCCAACTCCCCAACTTTGGAGGTTCAACTCCCCAACTCCACTCCGTACCATCCGTCCTATACATCCGTCCTATCTACAACAAAGAGCGACGAAACTGCTATCGCAGTTATCGCGCTCTCGGAAGCAGTTGCTAGAAAATGGTGGGAGAAACAAAGAGTCAAACCTTTAGGCAAAAATGCGTGGCACTCTTTGTTATCAATCTGCCAAGCGGCAGAGAAGCGGGGTTATACAGCCGAACAGATTGAACAGGCATTAGATTACATAGGGACAGTTCCCTCAATGCGTCAGATGGATTTAGTTCTTCGAGGAGTGGGGGTAAAAACCAAACATGAACAATCAGCAATTAGAGCAATCGATTTGGCAGAAAAGTTCCGCAATGAATCTTTCTGATATTTCAATCCTGATTGGTTTCGTTGGTATCTATGACCTTCGAGTTCAGATTGATGAGATGAAGGTAAGAGCATGGGCTGAGTCCCTTGATTTTGATTTACCTTTGGAAGATGCCAAGAAAATTGTTTCGTGGCACTACGCAAACTTTGACTCGGCGATAAATCCTTCTCACATAAATCGTGAATGGCGTCGTAGACTAGCCGACTCTCGAGAGCGAGAGCGCTCGCGCTTGATGTCTCTTGAGTTTGAAGAAAACGAAAAGAAAAAAGCCTCACCTGAATTTGTAGCACAAATTAAAAAAGAGTTACTAGAAAAATTGAACAGGGGTAAGGATGCTCCGCTGGAAGATGATAATGGACAGGTGGCACCTAACTCATGAAGATATTCCAATTTGTAGGCTGGTACAACAGATGGCGATTCAAACGAACTCAACGGTATGCCCTGCTTGCTTGGACGCCATCGCGGATGAAAGACTCCAATGGCAAAACCTAAACCTAATAAAGTTTCTGACGAAACCCGATTCGCAGTCTTAGCCCGTGCTTTCTATAAGTGCGAAAGGTGTAACAAAGATTTTCTAGGCTATCCCGTATCAGTTCATCACCGTCGCCCAAGAATGATGGGCGGTTCTCAAAATGAGATGCTTCATGAAATGGCAAACCTGATTGTACTTTGTGGGACAGGGACGAGCGGTTGTCATGGATGGGTAGAATCAAATAGAGCCAAAGCCCGTGAACTCGGATATTTAATTCAAAAGGTTGAGTCGGCTGAAGATATTCCATTTCAAGATGAAACTGGTCTTTGGTGGAAGATTCATAACAACGGACATAAAACTCAACTGGACATGAAATGGACAAACCCTCATGCTTAAGTCATGGAGTGTTTTTGTAGGCTTGATGAAAGCGAACAAACGATTTATCGTCTCGAGTTCGAACAACGCCCTTGGCTTACCAATGACAGGCGAACAGGCAATAACTGGGACAGGGCGAAACTTACAAAGGCTTGGCGGGTGGGTTTTCAACTATTGGCTAAATATGAGAAGATACCGCCTATGGCGTGGATTAGCGTCACGGTTGAACCTCATCAGAAAGGTGGTCGTCCTCAAGATGTAGGAGCGTGTAATCCATCAGTCAAAGCGGCGATTGACGGACTCGTTGATGCGGGAGTTCTTCCCGATGATTCTTCGCAGTATGTCAGGTCGCTAATTTATTTACCACCAAAGAACGACAAAAATTCTTTAGTGCTTTATCTACGAGGAGTTAGGAAAGAGAGGACATATTGAACTGGGAAATTATTTGGACAGCAGTTGGTTTAGCAATCGCTAGTTTTTTTATACTGCCGTTTTATCTTGCTATGCTAATTGCTTACAAAAAATCTATTGCAAAAATGGACCTTGAGTTTTTAGCAACCGCTAATCAAATTCAAAAGAAGGTCAAGTTTGATGATGCTGTCGAACGCCTGTTCGAAGGAGGAGAAGCGATATGAGTACGGTTATGGAAGCAACAGAGTTGGACGGCAAAGGGCTAGATGAAGTCAAGTTATTGACTGATGCTATCCGCACACACCAAACACAGATTCAAGATTTAGGAAAGCGTCGCAAGCAGTTGATTCTTAGATTGCGAAAGCAACGCATTACCTATCGTGAAATTGCTGAAGCCATGGGAGTATCAGAGCAGTTAATTTACAAAATTATTCGCAACGATATTTCTCGAGTACCTGAGTACGACGGCGAAGGCAAACTAATTCGTAGACGGGGACGACCAGCAAAACCCATTGTCTAATGAAGTTCATAGAACTTTTTGCTGGCATCGGAGCCTTCCGACTTGGACTTGAAAGAACAGGTCATGAGTGCGTGTGGGCTAACGAATGGTTAGAGAGACCTAGGAGTATTTATGCCCGAAACTTCGGAGAACAACCTGATGGAAGAGACATTCGAAATGTTTCCGCTGGAGACATTCCAAGTGCCGACCTCCTTGTTGGAGGATTCCCTTGTGCGACTTTTTCAGTCGCAGGTAAGCGAACTGGATTCTCTTTGGCTGACACCCGAGGGACACTCGCTTTTGAAATGTTTAGACTCGCTCACGAAAAATCAATACCATATCTCCTCTTTGAGAATGTCAAAGGACTCCTCAACCATGACGGAGGAAGAACCTTCGAAATCATCCTCGAAGTCTTGGATGGCTTGGGGTATGACTGTCAATGGGAATTGCTTGACAGCCAAAATTTCGGAGTCCCGCAACACAGAGAAAGGATTTTCCTTATCGGACATCTTAGAGGAAAACCCCGACCCAAAGTATTCCCTATCGGAAGAGCAAGTCGAGGCGATGATGAAACGAACTCAAACGAACCAAGAGGAAGGGAGGGGTTTTTCTCCGACATTTCTCCGACCTTAGATGCTCACTATTACAAAGGCGGTAACTCTCGGCAGTATGTAGTTCAAACAGAATCTCGGAGAGATAAAGAAATGAGAACTTATACAGACGGAGTTGTTCCAACGCTAACAGCACAAATGGGAACGGGTGGCGGAAATGTTCCTTATGTTTTACCAGTTGAAAAAAATTTAAGAATTAGAAAACTAACTCCCTTGGAGTGCGAGCGCCTTCAAGGATTACCCGATGGATGGACGGAGTTGTATCACGATGGACGACGAGTTTCAGATTCCGAAAGATACGAACGGTGCGGACGGACAATCACTATCCCAGTCGTGGAAGCGATTGGTAGAAGGCTTCATGAGTTCTACTGAGCCATTCTCATTCGACACAATAACTAACTTTGATGAGCATATCGCGCAATCAATCCCAAACTATCACACGCTGACTGAAGCAATCTGTGACCTGAGTACATATTTTATGATTGACAATACCCAAGTGATTGACCTTGGATGCTCTACGGGAAAATTATTAGAGAGACTTCCTCACCGCGGTAAAAAAGTGGGAATTGATGTAGCCGAGAATCTTTTACCTGAGTCCCATGACAATACTTTGTATGTACGAAAAGACTTACGAGAGTATAATTTCTTTTACAAATCTAGTTTAATTCTCTCAATCTTCACACTTCAGTTTATCCCACACGATGAGAGACCAAAGATTTTGAGTTCCATCTATGAGACCTTAGTTGAGGGTGGGGCTTTTATATGGGCTGAGAAAGTACATGAAGAAAATGGCGAACTTGAGCGTTTAATTAACGGCGCTCACATTGACTTCAAACGCAAAGCCTTTAGTGCTGAACAGATACTAGATAAAGAGCGCGACCTTCGAAGCATGATGAAGGTGAACTCATCAATGCGAAATCAGATATTGGCAGAGAACGCTGGCTTCTCAGTTGGCACAATGTTTTGGAAGTTCTATAACTTTGAGGCTTGGGTGTATGTTAAATGAAAGCGAAGATAAAGGTTGGACAAGTTGCCTCAGTTGCTATCTCATCACTTGAGGCGTATCCAACAAACCCTCGCCGTGGTGATATTGAAGCAATCGCTCAATCCTTAAAAGCCCATGGTCAGTACAGACCGATTGTAGTTCAGTACGGTTCAAACTTTATCTTGGCTGGTAACCATACTTACAAAGCGGCGAAGAAACTTGGCTGGAAGAAAATCAAGGTCACCTATGTGGATGTAGATGAAGAGAGCGCTCGCAAGATTGTCTTGGCTGATAATCGCCTGACCGACTTGGCAGGATACAACGAGCCTCTTCTCAAGTCGCTCCTTAACGCTTTACCTGAACTCGAGGGTACGGGCTTCACTCAATCTGAGGTTGAGACTTTAGATAAGTTGATGAATGGCAAAGAGAAAGACAACATAAGCGATTCTAAGCCTTTACCTAGCGACCCTGAAGTAAAGATAAGCGCTTGGAAATTTACGGTTGAACTCGAGGCTTACAAGGCTTGGAAAGAGCAACTATATGCCGAGGCTCCGACAAGGCAGAAAGCAATCAAAGTAATCAAGGAGCGCCTAGGATTTCCCGAGCGTAAACCCGTCGAGCCTGATTCAAAGCCTGAGCGGAGTACGAGTTCACCCGAGGATGTCGAGAGCGTAGGCATCAATGAGATAAAGATTCATCCATTGAATCCGCGTGAGGGCGATATAGGTGCAATCATCCAATCTTTAGAGTTCATGGGTCAGTATCGACCTATCGTGGTCAATAAAAATACCAAACACATTCTCTCGGGTAATCATACTTATCAAGGAGCAGTTCAATTAGGTTGGGAGAAAATTGCCGTCCATTGGATTGATGTCGATGATATTGAGGAAATTAAAATCCTTATCGTGGACAATCGCACTTCGGACTTAGCAACTTATGACCCACAGGAGTTGAGCAAACTTCTTACTAGCACGGGCTTGACGGGAACAGGCTTTAGCGCTGAAGAGGTAGCCGAAATCTTGGGAGGTGGGAAAACCAAGCCTGGGCATATTCCCGTGGGTCGTACAACAATGCGAGTTGGCGAACATCAAATGAGAGTTCATACTGAGGACTTAAATGAATGGGCTAACACAATAAATGGCTGGAAAGATATTGCTGAGTTATTATGGTTACCACTAGAGGCTTGTACAACCGAGGAGGAATAATGCCACAATTATGTAAGGGATGCAATAAAGTTACAAAGATTAAAGGTAAAGTTTGCGGGAAAGACCCTATCCATGAATGTATGGAGTGCGGATATAGAGAACACGCTTAAAATTTAACCAAGGTAGAATAAAGACATGACAACCACGGTAGCAAAGAAGAAGCCATCCAAGCCTAAACCGAAAACGGGTGGCAGAGGATTGATACTTCTCGATGATTCTAAGCGGGAGGAGTTAATCAATCTCATCGTGCTTGGCTTGCCAGTAAACAAAGCGGTAGCCATGGTGAACATTGCTGAGTCCACTTTCTACAACTGGATGAGCCGTGGAATGGTGGAACGGGATAGGCTGACAACGATTCCTGATGCCAAACCTAAACCCGAGGAGAAAATCTATTTAGAGTTTTTGGAGTCACTTACACGGGCGCGAGCGGAAGCAATCGCTAAAAAGGTGGCAGTCGTATCAAGTGCGGCGAGTCAAGGAGATTGGAAAGCATCGGCTTGGTGGTTAGAGCGTCAGGTGCCTGAAGATTTTGGCAGGGTAGACAAGCAAGAGGTTCTATCTCATTCCGTGTCAGAGGTTAGAGTTACAGTTACCATGGGCGAGTTACAGGAAAAGATAGCCAAAGTTTTAGAGTCCCGTAAAACGAAAAGCGCTTAACTTATGACCGAGAGACTTCTCGATAAGTTCCTCGAAAGTGATTCCGTGAAACAAGCCGAGTTGCTTGCCATGCTTACACCTGAAGAGCGTCATGCTCTCTTAGTCATTCTTGATGCTGAGTTGGATAATCCATGGGCTAGATGGCAAGGCGACCCAGTTGGATTTGTTGAGCAAGGGCTAGGCGAAACTCTTTGGAGTAAACAAAGAGAGATTTTGAATTCATTGGTGACCAATAAGAGAACAGTTGTCCCTGCTTGTCACGCGCCTGGAAAATCTCACTTAGCGGCGAGAGCGGTTGCTTGGTGGCTATCTTGTCACGCGCCTGGAACAGCAGTTGCAATTACAACAGCGACCACTCATCGCCAAGTTCGAAACATTATGTGGACACAGATTCGGCGAGTACACGCAAAGAATAATCTTCCTGGGGAAGCCGACACAGTTCAATGGAAAATAAATGGCACCGTAGTTGGATACGGATTTAGTCCAAGCGCTCATGATGAAACAGCGGTTCAGGGTATCCACGCACCTAATCTTTTAGTCGTAGTCGATGAGGCTGGAGGTTTATCGGACACAATCGGTGGCGCCCTTGAATCTCTCATGACGGGTGGCAATACTAAACTTCTTGTCGTAGGTAACCCGCCAACAGATACAGAACAAACTTGGTTTGAGAGAATCTGCTCGAGTCCGCTTTACAATGTCATTCCAATCAGCGTTTATGACACGCCAAACTTTACTGGTGAAACAACTGGCAGATGTCACGCTTGCCCTGATTACATTGAAGCCCATGATGTAAAAACCCACCTCGTAGACCAAACTTGGGTCAATGATGTTATCTCTGAGTTTGGTGAAGATTCGCCATTCGTTGAAGCCCGTGTCAATGCACAGTTTCCTAAATCAAGCACAGGCAAAGTTATTCCGTTTGCATGGGCTGAGTTGGCAACAGAGAATGAGACACCGCTTGAATCAAAGGTAATTAAACTTGGAGTTGATATTGCTTCAGATGGTGGAGATGAATTTGTTATCGCTCGCCTAGATGGATACGCAGTTAGCATCGTGCATCGCTCATCGGGTAAACAAAATGCTAACGCAGTTGATGTCGC